TGACGTAATCAGCTATTTCCTTAGCGAATGTAAGATCCTCAAATGGATTCTTAGCACCTTTAGTTCCTCCCTTGAAATCTCTCTCAGCATCTTTCAACAGAGCTTCAAATGTATCGGCTCGGAGTTGATTTAGGAAGGCCGTATATGCCCTATTGGTAGCACGCGCGTATCGACCAATAGTAGCCTTATATCCCTTCTGAGCTATGCCGTGACCTAGCATCTCACCAGTTTCAAGCCAATTAGATGCTACAGCTTCTTCTCTTCCACCAAGTCCACTACTTACATCAGATAACTTGATTCCAGCTTGTTCAGCAAATGACTTAGTTTTCTTACCAAATGTTCGAGAGTTAGGATCTAAGTCAATACGACTTTGGAATATCGGCCTTTTCTTTAGTTCTGCAAGACTAGCTTGATACGCCTTTTCAGAGCCTAATGATGTGACCTGTTGCTTCCATGATTTCCACCATTCCTTACGGAAAATGAGTGGTAATCCTTGTCTCATAGGAGCAGATAGATCACCCGTTGTAGTAGCACCGCGTGTGAAGTTTATAGCCTCACGTACTACTGATAACGGTTTCTCGGGCGTATCTGCTGGTCCGATGATTGGGCCTTTACTTCCTGATTGGGCGAAGGAAGCAGTTCTTTCTCCATCATATCCACCATCATTAGCATCTCCTCCTTGTCCTGGGTCTTCAAGGACATAGCTGCTTCCCGATCGCTTGAGAAGATCGACTGTAGTGTCTCCGCGCCTTCTTGATTCAAGATATTCCCGTAGTAAGTCCTGAACTTCTGGAGCATACTTTCCATCTGGTCCGGTGAGAGCTGTGAGAAAGGCTTGTTTGGCACTTAACTGATCCTCCAAATCCCATCGTGTATAAACTTCAGCAAGACTCCACGTAAATCCAGCACCTTCATTACGTGAAATATTGTGATTGAATTCATGTCCAATAATATGGACTAATCTCTGAGCTACTCGATTAGGATTATCTGGATGTTCTGCGATAGAACCCATCAGATTCACTAATAGAGCATTATCCCTACTACTAGAAGGATTAGGTAGATTTACTCCACCACTACCGGCATCTCCAGATATAAATCCGAATTTTGATGTTTTTCCGCCTACTTGTTCAGTTGGAAATAGTGCATTTAATTTGTCCAATATGGACTTCATTACACTAGCAGCAGCCTGAACGTGCCTACTACCATTGAGATGTGCTAATTCATCAGGTGTGTAGCGATCACCTGAATCATGAACTACGAATGGTAGAGGTTGTCCAGTTTTAGGATCTGGAGCAGGCTGTAATCCATCATATGCACCTTGAAGATCTTGTCGGGCATTATCTGCCGCCTTCTTCATTATATCTTTATTTATTGCTCTTACTATTTCAGCTTTGAACTCATCTTTCATGTGTTCTCTAGTTGGTGCAGTTAATGGATATCTTTGTGCATCATTAGCTGGAACATTAGGTTCAATATTTACTATGACATGATTTGGGATTTTTCCAGTATCTCCGTAGACAGTTTCAATACCCTGAAACATACCCCTATTATTAATAACTACAACAGTGCTACTTGCTTTACCCCATCTTGCATTATCTGGAATAGTGATAGTATAATCACCTCCGGGAGCAGTACCCTGAGATACTAGTTGACCATTTGGCACTGCTCGTACTGGAACATGTGCATTCAGATTAAGATGCTGATAGTTTGGACCCTTAAATTTATTACTGGTTAAGCTAACTTCAACAGGAGTAGCTGAGTATTCAGAGAAAGCCTGAAGATAATCTTTAGCAGCATCTAGATTACCCACTTTCTTATCGTAAATAGTTACCGATGTGCCAGTTTGAGCATCATTTGGCATTCGTGTTTTATTAATTTTAACAGGATCGACTGGATTTCCATGAACATCTTCACCGATCATGGCATCAGGTGTACCTTCTAACTCATATTTCCAAACACTTCCATCTGGTTCTTTAGTTACTGTTTCAACATAAAATGCATCGGTACCTAATAGATAAGTAGCCTTACCTACACCCATTTCACCAATAGATTTACGACCAGATGCAGCACCAACACCACGTTTACCAGATCCGGTTAACTTAGTATACTCATTTCTGAGCATATCCAGTGGTAAACCTGGACCCTGATCAGTAACTGTAAGACTTGGCCCTTTACCAGTTGTATCGTAATTTATATGAACACTAACTTTACCACCTGTTACAGTAGCATCGATAGCATTCTGAAGTAATTCCTTATTGGCTACACGCGCGCCTACATTTGCGTATTGACCTTGCATATTACGCAACATCTGAACACGATCGCCTAATTCCATTCGTACAAATTCATCATCACTCTTACCTGACCAACGTGACATAAATGATGGTTCAGATCCACCCCGTTCAAAGAGATCAAACTGCTTATTTACCAGATTCATTACACGTTCTGGAGTAGCTCTATTTAGGTCAATGGGTTCCCAGAATGTCGTACCATCAGGAAATCGTCCATCGATGAATACGTCTGTCATCCCTTCAGTCTGCATTGCATATATTGCAGCATCGGCCTGCTCATATGTAATACGACCATGAGTTTCAATACCAGCTCCTGAGAATCTAACAACACCAGATCTCAGTGCTTCCTCAAGATTTGAACCTACTGCTTCTGCTGATCGAGCATGAACAGCACCCGGATGTATACCTTCTAATAGTGTTCCATCTGGTAAAATGAAACGTGCCAAACGGGTATTTTGGGTGGGTTTCAATCCTTTACGAAATAGATCAATTACACGCGGATTTCCGTGTTCAGGTCGTTCCATTATGGAGGCTTGAGTCCTATCAGGTAATTCTTCCTCACCTGTAGGTCGCTCCATAGATGCTAATCCACGAGTAGGTCCGTACTCATCAAATTCAGTCAATTCCTGATGCAGTTGATTATATCTATCTATCTTTTCAGGAGATAATACTGGACCTTCAGCACCCGGTTTTTCTTCAAATAGAAGAACTTCTTGTTCAAAATTCAGATCGTTCAGTTCTCTTCTTTTTTCAGCAATTTCGGGGGGATCACTCTCTTTAGGTTCCCATATTTCTGGTTCGAGATATTTATCTCCTCTAATTGCATAATCTAATTGAGCCATTTCTACGCCTTTTTTGACAGGATCCTCTGCACTAGGATTAAGTGGATCCTTACCAGTTTTCATAATTATTTCAGTATTTCTCTTACTATTAGCTAATTGCAGATCCTCCAAATTAGTATGGTCCTGCCATCTAACTCCTAATATTTCAGCATGATTAATAGCTTCTTGCCACTGGTCCTCAAATGATTTATTCTTATCGAATCCAGATCCCGGTACGTTAGGATCACTCATCATTGAGGCTTCAGTTCTATCAGTTGAACCAATATCCTGAAGTCGTGTTTGTGCGTGTATATCAAGTGGAGGATGAATAGGTGTTACTTCACCCGTATCTAAATTGATTGTACGATCAGGTTCATTTTTTGGTCTTCCTAAGAATGATGCATCGTGCATCTCTTCATTCGGAGCAGCTAAAGAGTTAGACTCACGTTCGGGAACTCTTCCGGTATCTCTAAATACACTACTTCCATCCTGAGTAACTGACACAAATTCGATACCCTGTTCCTTAAATTTCTGGAACAAGGCTGCCGACATTTGCTGTCTGGGAATGATTATAGGATCTTCATGGTAATATGAAAAACTATTACCTACAGCTGCAATTTCAGTTCCCGTGCTTGCCGTAGGTGGTGCATTAGGCGCAGCTACAGTAGGAGTAGGAGGTGGACCACCGGGCCTAACCATCTGAAAACTACCATCAGTAGCTACGTTACTAGGTACATAGCCTTGTTTCCTGAATGATTCTACCTGACCTGTATCTGCTGGATTAACTGTAATTACATGATCTCCCGGTTTAGCCGGTGTGAGAGTCATGGTAGGAGGTGCGTATTTATCTGCTGGTGGCGGAGTCGCAGCGGGAACACGCGGAAGTATACCAGTAGCCCCACCATTAGGTGGAGGGGGAGGAGGAGGTACATTAAGATCAGTAGTTGTCTTACCTGCACCAGCCTCTATAGCCTGTAATCCACGCGCGCGTCTCATCGCAGGATGACTACCAAATACACCACCAGTTACAGCACCGAATGCAGCGCCTCCTGCACTTGCTTTGAGAAATTCACTTAAATCAGGTGATTCTCCAGTTTCAGCCCATGATGATGGAATTGATCCGATTCCACCTAATACAGCACCTTCTGCCGCGCCTCTGATGGGTGCGCGTAGTGCGTGTTTAGTTAATTCCTTAACTCCTGCACCTACACCCGGAGTCTCTCCCATAATAGGAACAGCTCCGAGGATACCTTGTGTAGTTATTTCCCAAGGATTAATATTATCCCGTCTTCCCATCCATTTATCGAATGCTTCACCGGCAGTTTCACCGATTGCAGCACCGGCAGCACCACCTATCGCAGTACCAGCAGTAGTTCCAGCAAATGGAACAATAGATCCTGCTGTACCACCTAGAATAGCACCAGCTACACCCGGAACAATTCTCAATCCTTGAGAGGTAATTGCTTCAGGCCATGATCTTTCTTCTGGTTTAGCAACTTCATGTTGATCAGGAAGTTGATCTAAAACAGCTTTTAATTTCTTCTTCTTTTCTTCTTCAGGATCTACCTGATCTGGAAGCCAAGAAAGATCATCTAAAGTTTTCTTTTGGGGAGGCATTTATGGTACCAATCCTGACTCGATTAAAGCATCAATATTGGCGTCAGTTACAGGTTTTGGTGGTACTGAATTTCGTAGAATATCAGCAGCTCTAATTCTTTGCATCTGCTGAACTTTAGTTCCTAATGGCTTACTACCCATTACAGGTGAATCATAGTCACTCTGAGGTAATCCGGGGCCAACATCAGGTCCGAATTTACTCCTATTAGCTGCACGTGCGCGTTGAGCAGATATATCATCAACTCGATTTGGTGCAGCCTCTGGAGTAACAGTAGGCCCAAGACCTGTAGTTTTAGCAGGAGTAGGTGGAGGAGTGGCGACCTTAGCAGATGGACTTAATCCAGTAGGTAAATCAACTCCATAAATTGCCTTATATGCATTAGCATACTTTGCCTGCTTTTCAGGAGTTATACTACTAAACCATCCCGGCTTAGGAGGAGTCATAGTGAAGTCATTAGATCCAGTTATTTTAATGAATTCACCTAATTCAGAATCACCAGCAAGTAGTTGATGGGCGATGTTAGCCTGTCTAATATGTGTTGCTTGAGGAGTTTCTCCACTAGGTGAACCAGCACCATTATTAGCAGATCTACCTGCATATCCACCCGGTGTGGCCTCTTTAACTTCTACTGCTCCCTCAGTCCGTTTGCCGATTTCAGCCATCGTATTCTGATGCTTCAATCTGGCTAATTCCATTGGAGAAAAGTCGGTATTAACCATACCAGTATCGAAACTGGTTCCATCCTCGTAGGTTCCATATAGTTTATTTCCTACTTCATAGTATTTAACTCCATGCTGTTTTTCTGCAAGAAGTTCATTCTTTTTATCTGCAATACGAGCCAGATCTTCATTCCGTTTGCGAGTAGTTTCGTTGCGTTCAGAAGCGATTCGTTCAGTGGATGCCATTCTATCAGCAGCGACTTCAGCCGATAGAACATTTCCACGTAATGCGCGTTCGTTCGCATTAGTCTGACGTTCAATTGATGCCGCCTGATAAGCTGGTCCCGTCTGAGTCGTCCACTCGTCTTTCTTACGTTCCCACGGCTCATTCATTACTGTCTGTGCATCTTGTAATCCACCTTTACCCATGCCAATACCTGCGGCTACGAGTGTACGTCCCAGTGATGGACGTTCTCTCTGAGGTGGATTACTGACAAGACTATTCAGTCTATCAGTAGCCTGATGTTCTGGCTGATAGTCATCTAACCACTTTTTGTATCTGTCAGCAGGCTCATCTCCTACACTCGATGATATCCGTGAATCAATTCCACCAATATCGTTTCGTACAAAACTAGGATCTTCATCCGGTATGTTGGGAACACCAACCGAATATGGATCATCTTGAGTTTGTGGAGGAGGAATCGCACCTAATGACATTACAGCAGAGTCATCATCAGCGTATGCCGTTCCAATACGCCGTGCGCGTTCATTTTCACGTAGTTTGTTGATCTGAGAAGTTGCCATGATTAGCCCCAGCCATTCACATCCGACGGCTCGTATGACCGACCATCACCACCGTACTTTTGCTTCTGTCTCTGACCAAAATAGTCAAGGAATGGATATGCAGCACTTGCTACTGTGCTACCTACTCTATTTACTCTGTTCATAGTGGTGTCAAATTGACCGGGTAAGTCTTGAGCACTTCTCTCATTTTGCATTAAATTCGAGCCAAAATTACCACCTGAATTCACTGCATCAATAGCCTGATTACCGAATGTACTAGCCATACCCGGAGTAGTTCCATATAGTGAATTCATCCCCTGTAAGGCATTCAATCTAGCATTCTGATTCTGAGCACCTTCTTGGAATTGCATACTAGCATTGAATTTACCAGCATCAAGTTGTGCATTCAGACGCTGATCTCCAATACCTTTCATTCCACTGATGCCAAATTGACGGCCTTGATTACGCATTTGGGCCAAATTAGCTTCTACATTGGTAGATGCATCAGCGGCTGATTGACCCTGTTCACGAGCCATTTTAGCCAATACAGCAGTGGCATTCGGTGAATATCCACCTTGTAATGATCTCTGCCTACTGACTTCTCTACCAGCATTAGCATATGCGGCTCTGACTGGTGCGATACCACGCGCCCGCATATTCGACATATCATCGGCGGAATAGCCACCAGTATTAGAGAAGTCCTGATACTTACCATATGCTTCACCATATGGATCATCATAACTTACTCTTCCACCTGATACGCCGCCACCGCCACCAGCTAAATCATTGTACTTACTCATGATATTACCATAGTCCTGAAAAGCCTGTTGGCTCCCACGACCATAGTTATATCCAGCCTGATTAGCTACTGGTCCCTGTTGCTGCTCGAATCTCTGTTGCTGATATTGAGATTGATTCTGAAGACGACCACGCGGGTCAGATCCTGACCTACCAGCATTAGGACCATAACCACTAGAGGGTGCAAGACCTGCCATAAATCCTCCTATGCCGGTGTGTCAATACCGCCTAAAGCGTTCCAAAGAGTGGTGATTTGTGACTCTAATTCGGGGTCAGTAGCCGTACAAGTTGATACTTTAGTTGCCTCATCATAGGTGGTAGTAGCAATGATATTCACACCCATTACGACTTGTGGCCCTGCCTGTTGAGCCGCGTATGGAGGATTCTGAACCACCCTCTGTGCATATGCTGCACGAGCCTGATGATAGCCAGTCTCACCGGGTTCACTTAAGACACCAGTTGCTACACGCGCTAACATTGCCTGAACACGCTCCATGAATCCACCCGGAGCCGTGTCGCGTGTGAGTCCCATTTGTTTTACTGAAACTTCTACAGCCATTATTTCTCCGTTTTCTTGAGTTCTTCAGTTAAGAACCGATTTTGTTCTTGTAACTTTCTAACTTCGGCCTCTAACTTAAATTGCATGACAGACCGTTCACCGATGATCTGATACAATTCTTCAAGTGTAACTTGTATTCCCTGCGGCGGCTGGTCTGCCATTACTTCTCCTTAGATAATTTCTTGATTTTAAGTGCTATCTCCTGAATTGCATCAACAATCAGAGGAATCATTTCGACGTAATCAATCCTCAATAATCCGTCTGGTGTCAACTTGGTCGGCATCAGAGTATTATGTACCAATTCAGGAACTATAGGCAGTATATCCTGTGCTTTGAATCCGAAATGAACATCAGGATCTGCCGGATGATCTGTAATCTGACGGAATCGATATGATCCGGGAATCATCTGTCGAATCTTCTCAAGACTACCCGTAATCGGGGTAAAATCACGTTTGACACGCGCGTCTGATACTAAGGAAATATTACCTATATTGAAGGTATCAACCCACAATTGCATATTTCCATTCCACCACATATTAAATAGATTTCCCGGTGTAGGAGCATCAATTCCAGCTTTACATTGATATCCTTTACAACCTATAACATCAGTAGCTGTAATATATCCAGTTACTACGGCATTTGAACCAGACCATAATCCACCTGCGGCATAAAGACCTGCATTACTGAATAATCCATATGTTGAATGACCAGATAAATAGAATGAATATTGTACTGCACCAGTTGAAATATTACCCGGATACATGAAACCTTTAGAGGCTAGATTTCCAGATACTTCTGTATGACCTGCACGACTAATTGAGAATACGTTTACAAGAGCTACACCAGCATCGTTTTGTGTTTGAATATATAATTGTTGTCCGACATTAATTAAAGAGAATTGTTTAGCATTTGCAGCTTCAGCAGTATCAATTATAGTTATGTAGGGTGTAGCATATGCAACGGTTAATGCACCCTGAATACGTTGTGGTAGAGTGAATACGTTAGATACGTCAGTCCACGCATTATTGACTAGAGGATCTGTTCCACCCGGACGATGTGTAGGTGCGTGTAATGCAGCAGTTCCTGATGGTCCCGTGGCTCCTGTTGGTCCCTGTGGACCCTGAATACCTTGTGGGCCTTGAGATCCTGTAGCACCAGTAGCACCAGTGGCTCCAGTATCTCCCTTATCACCCTTAATACCTTGAATACCTTGTGGACCTGTTAATCCTATTGGACCCTGTGGACCAGTAGCACCAGTATCACCTTTTACGCCTTGCGGACCTTGCGGGCCAGTAAGACCAATTGGACCCTGTATTCCTTGTGGTCCCTGTGGTCCTACTGGGCCTATATTCTGAGTAGTCCACAGTGGAACCCACTCAGTTTCAGCAGGATTAGGAGGTCCGGGCATTATCTCTACTTTCAGCAGTCAGCCAATCCAACGTATCTAATGCATTACGTGATGGAGTACCAGTTTGCCACGGAACTTGAGCAATATAGTTGTACAGAATATCGAATTCATGTACTGTAATTTGCATTGCTTTCGGTCCATCTTTCTTCAGTTGTCTCTCAGGCTCTCCATTCACCATCTTCTTGCCACATGGCTTTAATTCACTGACAGTCTCTAATTTCTCAAATAGAGCTACTTCAAGTCGTAAGACATTCATTCCCTTGGTCTGTTGCATACTACCACCAAGAACGAATCCTACGAAACAGAATTCAAAATGTCTCTTACCCTTTTCATCATCGAAATTCAGAATCATAACTTCTCACAATAGAAGATATCGACGAATGGCGGTAAACTACTTGCAGCAGCAACATTACCACTCACATTTACAGGTCCACTATTTGGAATGGTAGCATTTCCACTAAATGTATGACTGTGATCTCCAGTACTAGCTGTATTACCACTGAAATTTACCGAGAAATCATGAGTATGTGGACCTCGTGCCATAGCACCACTTGAACCCGCATCCACATTCATATTTCCCTCTTTGTTCTGATCAGTTCCACCAGCTACGTTACCACTGAATGAATGTAAGTGATTTCCAGCAGTACTAGTTGAACCAGTTGTAGTTATCGTACCGCCATGATTGTGACTATCGGCTGTTAATCCACTAGCTCCATGTGAATGGGTAGCAGCACCACCACTTACACCAATTACAGGACCGCTACGAAGAAATAATCCATCCCATGATGTGACACGCGCCCATCCCACTGGACAAGGACGATAACTGATCATAATCAACCCAGCAGGAATAACTCCTGATGTGGGTTGCCATGTATTGTCACCACGAAGATATGTATCTACTGTTGGTGTATTGGTTCCAAGTCTGGCAACTGGAACTGTTCCTGTTGCAAGATTAGATGCATTGAGATTCGTGAGAAATGCACCATTTCCAGCAAATCCAGTTGCTATGAAATATCCGTCATTTCTAAAGTTGAATAATTGCTGACTTACACCAGTATCACTCAATGATTCCATGTACATATTGCCATTGGAATAATTGATTAATCTCCAAACTCGCTGATTTACTGGAGATGACGGATCATTAAAGTAGAATATAGCGTTAGTACCAGCTACACCTGAACCGGGAGGTAAAGTTTGTATCGCAGAGAAATTATTATTGATGTTTTTCAGTGCGACGTTACTCGTTAATCGAGCATCAGGTAGTATTCCAGTCGTATCCGTCAGTGGAATCGTTGGAACTACACTAGGTTCACCTACTGTACTTCTAACGTATCCCGTCCCGAGTGTGTTGAGTGCGCGTTCATTCGTTAATTGAGAATGAGGTGCAACTACCCAAAAAGTAGCATCTGCTGTTCCATTTACTGCTACGCCTGTTCCCGGCCAAGGTTCTGGTGGAGTGATAGTACCATCCACCACGCACATGTATAATATGCCGTCTGCTGCTAATACGATATCACCATCATTATATACAGGACCACCTACATAATTTCCTAGGTAGTCTAAATTCATTCCTCCGCCACCACCACTACCACCAGGAGGTACACCGAATGTACGATCTCCACGTAGAAATGTGAGTGGATCGTTAGAATATCCGGCTAAATTTCGTATGTCGATTGGGTCTGCCGCGCCATCACTATGAGTGGGTGCGTGTAATGGCAGACCTAGATTAGCAGGAGGTGGAGGCTCGGAGGGTGTCTGTGGAAATTGATTAGGAGCCGATTCAGCGACAATACTAGTTATATGATCTTGAAAATCACTTAGTCTATTGATAATTTCTTGAATAGTTTGGTAAGTAGCAGAGTCAAGTTTAGTCCTTGACTGAGCTAATATTGTAGTCAGATCGGCGAAACGAGAGTGTTTCTTCCCACCCGGATTATTGAATTTAGAGGGCATTATGACCCCGGATACGAGGATGCGACTTCCTTCATAAATACTACAATTCGATTAATCCTGAATTTCTCTCCTATTATAGACGTTTTCAATTCAAATGATGCACGCTGTTCAGTGAAATTCACTAATCTAGTTGGAATGATTCGATTTGCAGCTTGCAGAGTGAATGGAACTAAAGTCTTAGTTTTAACATTATCAAGTGAACTCACTTGCATCAACAAGTTACCAGTCCCAGTCACACGCACTCGGATTGCAGCGAAATGAGATATGTTTTCGCCTGAAGATCCATCACTTGCAGCCGAACCTTGAGGCATACTATTCTCCTAACAATGCCGTGCGTACAGTTGGATCTGGTATCTTCTTAATTACAGAATAGTATGTGTCATACCATGTAGGTTTAGTTGGATTAATGAAATAGACTCCATCTGTGGATGTGAGAATTAATTTGTCAGTTTCAATTAAAGCAACACCATTCATCAGTTGATCAAATTTCCATTTTGACCATTTGATGTTTTTTGCGTCAAGTCCATCCTCGTAATTTGCATGTAATACGTAATTCCTCAGAGGTGGGGGAAGTACAATCCATATCTTCTTATTCAGTGAGTCATTCACGATCTGCATGGATCTCATTTCATTTCGATTGAATGATCTCCAGAAGTTCTCGATTTTCCACGATAATTCAGGTCGTGAATAGACGCCATTGAACAGCATTAAACCCGATAAATCTGCAATTAACAGATAATCGATGTTTACGCCACCAGAATCAAGGACAGTCGCTATACCATGTATTGGTGCGCCAACTCCTTGATCGATAACCTGTTCTCTCCATGATGCGGGAACATCTTCATTGTCTGAGTAGCCGTAAGTGCGTGTCTTTTTGAACAAATACAGCACATCACGGAACTCTTGACAATGAGTTAGTGGATTTCCATCCAATGGAGCTATGATTAAGCCATCTACCTTCGATATTGCTTCAGGTTCTCCGGGCGCACTTAATCTAGCTACAGACCTGTTATCCACCTGAGGAGGTAAAATTCCTTCTAAGGACTCAGTTGTACCGTATTCACCAACTATGACTAATCGAGAGTGATAGGTGTTGAGATTTACACCAGCAGGAATCTCAGAAAAGTTATCAAGAAGATGAGATGCATCATCTAATAGATCTGCATCATAATATTTGACTAATTTGAATGTATCGAAGTTATTGTCAATATTTCCCTCTGGAATAAAGAAATATTGATAACCCTTCTGATCTCCATTGTAAGAATCAATCCGTTTAGTCGAGATTAAATGCCGTTTCTTGACGTATGATGGTCCAATAGGGATATTGCTGACTTTTATTGATGTTTTAGTATTGATGTATGTTTGTCCACCATAGAATTCAGGTCCGGGTGCAGTCAGATAGCCTGTATCTGTTTCATAGACCACAGCGACCATATGAAATCCCAGATCACTGAATCCTTCTACCTTCGTATTAGTTACCCATAATGCACCCGTAAACGGTTCAGGAATACCACTTGGTGTATAAGGAGGATGAGTTGCATCTCCTAATTCTTCATCTGAGACATTGATGAGTGCGCTTGTTTCTGTATTATTTGGAATAGTTAATACAGTATAATAAATGTATTTAAGTGGATCTGGATCAAATGTTTCAGGGGGAATCCCCTTCGTCATTTGAATTATACGTGGATAGTTTGAAACATTAGGATCTAATGGAATATTATTTAACTGAATCTGTTTGCCAAAAGGTGAACTTACAATTCTAAAACTGTATGCAGGTGGATCAATACCTGTTGTAGATGGACCCGGTAATCCTCCATTGAATGTAACTACGATGGAATGAATACCTTGTGTAACTTTACCGACTTCAATTGATGGATAGGCTAAAAATGGCTTCAACGCATTAGTTGCAGGTACAAGGTTAGGTGGAGTAGTATTAGAAGGAGGAAATCCCGCTGCCTTACGCGCAGGTACATGAGCTGGATTTCCATCATACACGTATACGAACTGATTTTGCATTCCTAGTTCATAATACATTCCTTGAGCGTCAGTGAGTGATTTGATGGGTGTAATGAATGCGCGTCCACCCATAGCAACGAATCCAAAATCTTCCATTCCTGCAATGGCAAGAATCTGAGTTGCTACACCATTTTTAATATGAAAAATTACTCCACCAACATAATGTACAAGTAGAGATTGACCATCAATGGTAACATAGTCATATACTCTGGTGATTGGACCCAGAGAAGCTGCCATGTATATGTCGAGTGGATTTCTCGTCTCAAATCCTGAATCGAAATACTGAATATTATCAGCTAAAGTGAAACAATCACCCGGAGCAGACTCAGGATCACCACGTTCCCATAGTCCGCCGAAACGCTCGATTACGTATGGTTCATGTCCGCGCAGCATGATTAGACCCAGATGAATGTGAGCTTTAACAGACCTGCTACAGCTTGGAAATAAAGACCCTGAAGTTGCCCAATTGTTAGAAAGACAGGATTAGTCTTGTGAAATAACATTGCCTGAAAACCACTAGGAAATGAACCATCTCCAGTTGGATCAGGTTGAGTGCGTAATCCCCAATTGAGAGTATTACCAGCTGGAGGTAGAATTAATACGCCTTTTGGAATTGCGCCAACTGGATCAGCCGGTGGAGTAACTAGAGTAATCACATCTGGTTCTAGAGTAATTACTTCAAACTGCGGAAATGCATTGACGTTCTCAGCACAATCAGCAGTTACATCAAGGAGAACATCTCCTCGATATGTAACATGAATCTTGACATTTGAGGCAGACGCCATTAATAACCACCTTTTTTGAATGCTGATCTAAATGGTCTACGACGGGTCATCATCTGCTGTCTGCCCTTATTGTTGATTCCTTCAACTCGATCTAATGCTCGATCTGCCTGTTCATCGAGAACTTTTGCGCGATTTTCATCTTCGCCGATGAACATTGCACAGAGAGCAGCAGTCTTGAATGTCAAGTATGAACGCGCATTTATGGCACCGATGATTGATTTTTCATCCTGTGCCTGTAAAATTGGCTGGCGAACATACTGAATTTGAATTTCACGCGCAGTCAGAGCACCACGCGGATTGAATTTGATCTTCTGGTTCTCCCAAGCCCAATAAATTAATGCATTATTGGGTGGAAATTCCGGAACAAATTCTCGTCTATCCATCTTAATGAAACCATCTAGAGTTCCGGCTAATCTTTCACCGACACTCTGAATTTCTACTAAGTCGGCAGGAGGAGAGGGGATTTGATTCTCCCCTACTCCTACCTTGATTACCAGTGATGTTTGATTAGTTGCGGTGGCATTGGAGTTCTCCAATTCTTCGCATAATTCATCAATTGCCATATTTAGATACATCACTTGAGCTAAATATGTGTAATCAGTTTTGGCAGGATCATTCATTAACGCTGCCACACGATCCATTACGTCACCAGCCGTTAATGATGTTGTGCTCATGATCTGCCTTAGCTAACTACAAACGCGTAATTACCACCAGTGATTGTGCAAGTAACAGTAGTAGCAGCTGAAATATCGAAATCCTTGTTAGCGTTGTTTGGATCGTTAGTCTTCAACTTAAGCTGCTTGGGATCAGGAACGAATGTTACTTCTGTGACGTTTGGAATCACGGCAGCTGTAACTGTACGACCCGGTCCTACAACTCCTGTTACCGTAACCTGATGTGGCATCGTTTCCTTCCTATCAAATGAAGCTAGTTCCCGCAGGCCAACTAACGTAGGGATTTCCTCCCATAATTTTGATAGTATTATTCTCCCACTTATAACCGGGAGCATACATTTCAAGTGCGGGAGTGCCTAATCCCGGTGACGATGTTCCAATGATTCCATATTCTCCATCAACCATCATCTGATTCTTGATTACTAAGTCAGTTACCAGATACTGTGGTTGATCGAAGCTCAGTGCGCTATTTGGAAGTGTAGGACAATCAAATTCATTACCATCGAATGTAACCTTATCAGGTCCACCAGTAATGAAGATCTGTCGTCCGTTTCCACCCCATTCCCAGCTCATATCATCAATCCTATTGTTCTTAATCAGAACATTATTCATGATTTGAGAAGGATAGTTAGAACCTCTGTCATCTCGTCCAAGCAGATGGAATGCGCCAGCTACATGTTGAATGTGATTGTTTTCAATTCTCAGATTCCTGATTGTAGCCCACGGAGACTGTCCGTATTCATTCCGAACCGTCAGAACGAATGCGTATCCAGTTTGTCCATCTACGAACGAATATTCGAGGACATTGTCAGTAATTTCAATGTCAGTTCCCTGCTTGATTTCAATCAAATTCTTGCAGGTAGCCGGATTGTCTTTCCACTCTAATTTCTTAGTGACTAGACAACCCTTAATCTTGATATTCTTCGGAATAGCAGCTTCAGAGACTGAAGTATCTCCGCCAAAGAGGATATTCTCTCCTGATGCTTCTAACTGACATCCAAGAACTTCCAAATCATCAGTGTAGTTCGTGCCGAGAATAGCCTGCGTATCTTGATCCTTAGCGATGTTGAGGATCTTCGTATTCCGAATACGCATTCCTCTGCAATTCGCAAGAATACCGCGATGCTGTCCTCCGACATTACCATTCAGTGTGCAAGCATCTAACTTGACATTATCAGCTCCAGTCAAGATAGTGTTGCTATTCGCTCCATTGAGTGTCATCCCAATGAAGTGCATATTCGGTATGGCGTAGAAGATTCCGATGAGTGTTGCACGCTTAGAGAACAGTGTGCAAGGCTTAGGAAATGCAGCTTCAATACCACAATCCTGTACGAACTCATCGTGAAGGTGGAACTTAGTTCCTGCCGCGTGATCCTGTATCATTTGCATGATATTATCACCCGGATTGACTTCTACGTAGTCTAACGATGGTGGTGGAATAGGAGCAGGCGTACCTGTACTATCAACCATTTGTTTGGCCGTGGCTATATGGCCTTCTGCTGCTGTCAGTTCAGCAAGTATTTCCTGTTTTGTAGCCATCTTTTACTGATTTGCAAAGGTTAAACCGAGTTCTTTTGCACGTTCCTTGTCAATAATCGCATGACATGACTGACAAATTGGGAACGCAGGATTACGTAACGCACCACACGCGACACAACGAATAAGTTCCGCAGTTTGAAGATCACCCAACCACGGTTTATTCGTGATATTCATCTCACGACATGCCATACGCGCATCATCTGAGATTGAAAGTGGATTTCCATTAGAACGTGACCACAGAATATCCGCGATACGGATTAATTCCATGAACCAACGCTTCTGATTTGCCTGTGCCCTCATCAGTGAAGGCATATGATCCTTTTTCAGTTTGGTAATATCGAATTCACCGGGGACATAGAATAATCCCGGCATCAATTCTGCCATATCACAGGCAAGTAATCCGTTCGAGTAATCACGTACAATTGAATCGGCTACCTGAATTGATGATACAGTGATTTCAAGTAGGGGTTGACCCTCGTCAATTTCACGCCACCAACTACTCGTACCAACCACGAGAATTGATGGTTTCTCAAACGAACCCGGAAGTAATTCAAATACCCCCGGCGAAATCGTGGCTTTACGTTCATTGATATATTTCGGAAGAATTGATACTACAGTAGATTTATCCAGTGGATTCACAGGTGCACGAATAGTACGACGATTAGATGGAACATTCAGTCCGGGAAATTCTCCCACTTGGATTGGCATCAATTCACCTTGTAATTTGGAGGAACAACGATACCCTCGCGATATCTGAGAGCATCGCCTACTTCTGTCTCGTTACCGAACAGTTCCTCTTGCAATTCGGTAATACGCTGCTCCCGACCTTCAGGAGTAGTTTGTTTCTCGTCCTCTACGTATTTCGCCATATTACTCTTACCAAGTGCAGCATACATAGTATCAATAATGAACTTAGCTGCACTCCAGAGAGGAGGAAGAGGATTACGGTTCTCATCAGCAAACGCCCAAAGAGGCTCATACGATGTCTTCACGCCTAGTTCACGCTGATATTCTTCAGGAACTACGACAAGACGTTCAAGGACATATAAATCCTTGAGATATGAGTACTTTTTTATTTCTACAACTTCTGGAAATAAAAGTTCAATACCAGCTTCAGTAACATCTACTCGTCGTTTCTCTAACTGTTCATTAGCCCATACGATACGAAATATGGGTCTATCTGATGCTACATCAAGCCCGTAATAATCGATAAGACGTTGATTGATCGTTTCTACTGATTCCATGATATACGCGTGCGCGTGTACAGTATGCGCGCCCCACTCTTATTGGCTTACACGCCCGAGTTAATCAGCCACTTACCGAGTGATTTCACAAACACAAGGAACACAGCACGATTCTGTGCTGCGGCAATACCTACCAAGATGTTACCCGAGGTTCCAAGTGTAACAGCACCATCCGTAGGAACCAAAACGAGGAACTGACCATGACTAGTTCCAAGTCCCGGAATGATAGTGTTAATCTGTGTAGTTCCACTAACTTTCACGATATCAGCTTTCGCTGTAATAGTGGCTGCTGAAGCTACAGACTGTTCAACAAGTTTACTAACTGATCCTGGGATCATTCTCTCCTCCATCCACCATGAGAATGAGTGAGTGTCAGCTCGCGGGTCATAGCATCCTATCTCTTAATAAATCTCGCCAGAATTAGCAAGCATATAATCAAAATGATAGGCATAAACGAGCTGACACCCATAGTTATCCTACTGGCACATATTTCTGTGTAGAAGGATTGTACACTAACAACATCACCTGACCAGCAACTGATGCAGTAGTAGTCAAAACACCACCAACACCCGCAGTAGCTGCCACACCACCAGTTCCAGCGAACTGAAGTGCGAGCATATGCGCGTGAGGAACAGGAGGTGTAATTGTACCCACTGCGACGTTACCAGTCAGTACAGTGAAGAATGAAGTAGGTGCAATTACCGCAGCACTTGCTAACGTAACAGGTGCTACGAAATTGACCGGATTCAACTGTGCCCAATCGGATGCAGGGATAGGCATTGTTCTAGTACCCCACTGGGACAGCTAAGTTATCGATATAGCTACATGCAGCGGGATTAGACACGTATGTCTGCATACCCACAACCATGTAGAAGATTTCAGCAGTAGCTACGCCACCAGACGGTCCACGAATCTCGAAGATCTTACGACCATCAGTAGTGTAGAATCCGATTGGGAGAATTTCTGCACGTCCCCAAACTTCATCTACGATGAAATCGATACGAGTCTTATCCCACGAATACGATGGTGAAATAGCAGCACCAGCAAGCTGCATATTGCCACCACTGAAATACATATTCAGCCCTTCTTCCTTGGCTGCCTTCTGTATCGTGGAAACTAACTGACCGATTTCCTCATACGCCTGCTGTTGACAGGGATGCGTCCATGCACGAGGATTGAACGAGTTGTCAATACCAACTCGATTTCCAATCTTGTTAATGGCAAGACGTGGAAGAGGGAGGGTAAGTCCCACACCAGCAGCATTAACACGATTTGCACGGATTTCAGGAGTCGTGCTACGGCTGAATCCTAACCAATTTCCAGACGACGAATTGGAGTGATGGTAAGGAACGCCGAACAGACCCGGTAATGAGGCAGGAGAAGTGATACCATTGGTAACGATCTTATCTGTACCAGTGACACCAGCAATCTGAGGAGTGACAGTGATTGTCTTGTTCTCAACATCATAGCCTGTAATCTTACCAGAACCACGATTGATTGCAAGAGCAGCATCCCACACCTGAACAGTCTGATCATAACGCATTAAGCGCACACCGAAACCATCGGTAGTGCAGCTAATGACGTTAGAACCACCAGCAGGAGTATCAGTAGTGACAACGCCAATGACGCCATCACCAGACTGCATCATCTGAGAATCAAGCTGACGCCTGAATTCATCTAATGCAGTAGCAGTCAGTCTGCGAACTGAATTGATGATGGCCTTACGTGCATCATCAGTAGCCCACTGACTTAACTTGGTGTATTCAATGTTCTCTGAGAGGAACACTGAATTAAGTACGGCCTTATCGAATGTCGGCCCACCGCCTCGTCCCAGATCTCCACCATCGGGGTTGAAATACTGGAATGAACCACCGGGACGCAATTCAAGAGGCACACGCATCTGACGATGAGAAATCTTCTCAACATCGCGCTTCTTGATGTTTGAGTAGAACTTATCGTCGCGCTCAAACAGAACTCGAACTTTATCAATTACCTTTTCGAGTTCAGTTGCAGCGACTTGTGCTTCTACAACTGCCATTAGTAATCCCCAATCAGTCCTCCTATGAATTTAAGAAATCCAAGGTGGACATACCGCGTGGAATATCTTTACCTGATTTGATTTTTCCACTGGACGATTGGGTCGTGGAACGACCGGGCGTAATTGGACTCTTCTTAGGAGTCGATGTTTCTTCCGTATCACTATCACTACTTGCACGACGACCTAATCCCCTCAAAGCATCGTTTCGGGCCTTTTTTATAACTGAAGGCAACAGTGTTTTAGCTTTGGAGAGATAGGCTGACTTGATCTTATCCGTATCGCTCTTGTTGAAATTTGAGCTGAATGCACGTTCCCAGAGTTTATCGAGTAACCCACGGAAGCGCGTATCTTTGGAGATAAGATCTTCTAACTTTTCAAATGCCTCTTTCGTTGCGTGATTTCTCACGTAATCAGTCATCGTCTTGTTGGGATCGATATGCTGATCAATCGTTGATTTTAGAACATTGTCTGCGCGCGTCTGAAGATCCTCTCGTGTTGACTCAAACTGAGTCATTACACGCTGACGATCTTGCTGCTGAAATTCTTGTTCCCTATTCTGCTCTTCCGGCCTACTCTGCTTACTGAGTGGCTGATGCGGCTGAAAATTCTGTGAACCAAAGACGAATTGATTCAGAATATTAGCTGCCGCCTGTAATGGTGCGCCCTGTTCTCCGAGAGAACGTGCCTCACGTACCATTGTAACGATGGTATCTTTTACAACACCACCCAATACGTGATAATATGCCTGTTGATCAACTTTTCGGAGTGTTGGAAGATAATTGTCGGCAATTTTTAAGAATGCTTCGTTGTTTTCCGACTTTGCCGCCTGTAGAATCGTCGTAATGTCTCCTGACATTACCTGACGTTCTATATTATCCATCACTCCGGCTTTTTCAACGGCTAATTTCGCATCATTGATGGTAGGAAATACTTCCGTGAACTGTTGCTCACGATAATATGCCTTCTCAAGATACGGAAAATCCTTGAACAGCTTCGGATACTTCGCAAGAATTTCCTTCCTGCGAACTGGAGTCATTAACTCCAGATCTTCTTCTGATGGTCCCTTTAATTCTTCTTCAATTTCCTTTAATTCGTCAACTTCCTCTTCTTCCGTCTCAACTTCACCTTCCTCTTCACCTTCCTCTTTAGTTTTTTCAGGAGTCTTAGAGAGATCCAAGACTTCATCAGAGGTTTCTTCATTTAACAGTTCAAATGTGTCAAGATTTTCATCAGCAGTTGTCGTACCACCACCAGAATCTGATTCCGGTGCATACAAATTATTGAATAGTTGGCGCATTCTGTCCTACTCCCATTTGAACTCCTGCATTGGGCTGAGGAGATTTCGGATTATTTGCTCCATCTCCGGTTGGAGGAGGCATTACAGCCATTTGTGCCTGCATCTGATCCATCTGTTGTTCCATCATCTTCTGTTTATCCATATCCAGATGCATCTTCATATGGAGTAGAACATTCTCGTAGCCTGCTGGATTCTCTAACTTACAAAGTCTACCAGCATCACTCACTAACCATCTACGACAGATATCGGATTCGAGTGGATGATTGTCCACATCGTATTCCGGCATAATACTAGGCATATTCTGGGGTTGAGGAGACGGTCCACCCATCATCTGTGCCTGTTGCATTGCCATAGGATCAGGCGGCATCTGAATAGGTTCGCTATTAGTCAACAGTTGAATTTCTTCATACTGTTTTTGTCTATCATCCTCACCCGGAATAACGTAATCATTCAGTCCAATGGACTGTTTAATATATGGCATGTTTTCAGCAGTCGTCAAGGATGCCGTGATCGTGTCATTGTTCATCTTGAACAACTCCATGATAGCATCTTTCTGCTGATTCCATGTCATTGGAAGATTTTCGTTAGCTTCCAGCTCAACACTACCGATTTTACCTTCAAGTTCAGAACGACGAATGAAAACATTGACGAAATTTCCGAATTCGTCCTTCTTAACTTGCTTCTCATCATCTTTCATTTCCTTGATGAAGAGGGGGATAGCCTTACCATTGACGTTTTTCCACCACATCAGGAGCATTTTCCATGTGCTCTGTAATCTTTGAAGTGCCTGAGCACGGCTCATACTGTATTCACTCGCAGTACGTGAGCCTGACATCTGACCACCGAATAAAGATGGCAGAGCACCGGATACCATCTGTCCAATTTCCTGAACTTTCTGGGCAAATGGTAATACTTCCTGACTTAAAGTGGCTGTTTTAACTTCGTAGAATGCATCTCCCATCGCTTTTCCACTCTTTGGACTAGCGGGGAAGATTCCACCGACGAGAGCCTCTGATTCGCGATACGCCTTGAAGTTAAGAACCTTGGGATCAGCGAACGTCTGAGGAATTCCATGCTCAATTGTTTGAACAACGAGCGAAATAATATCGTTAGTGATATCCTGTACCGAAGTGAGAAGTAGACCAATTGGATCGAAATGAATATAATCTGAAAGGGGATTATAAGTAAGTGTCCAACTATCATCAAGAGGTTCGTTACACGCGTCCGCAACGAAATCATTGACAACCACCACTTTTACGCCGTCAGGAAATTCTTTGTGTAACGAGTCTGATTCGTCTTCACTTAGAATATTAAATATTGCAGGTCGTAACCATGCATTACGAACCGTCGCATTGTTTATCGGATGCTCCCCGCGGTATTGAGGAGAAGTTCTTCCCCACTGTTCGTAGAGGTCGTAGGTTGATTTTCCTGCGACGAGTTTTTCTCGGAGTTCGGGGTATTGCTCAAGTACATTTGCATAATGCGTTTCATAGGAATATATAAGATAATTGCAATCAGACTGATTTCTAGCCCATACCGGAACTTTGACGAAAAGACCACCGTATACCTCCATGCACACGCGCGACTTCGGCTTCGACGTAACACCGACTAATCTAGTTACGGTTAATGATTCCTGTGATTTTACAGGAACAACCATCTGTCCACAACTAGGACATTCCTGTGGTCCCTCTGGTAAGAATTCATCTGTTACCTCCTCTTGTGGAGGCATCATTCCCTGATCTGGACCCATCATCATGGACGGATCCATCTGTTGCATCATAGGATCAGTCATCGGAGGAGTGAGTGTATCACTCATCTGTGCCTGACAATATGGGCAATTAGTAATGTCGTGAGATTCTAATTCTTCCTTGTATTCGTTTTCCTTGTATGTTCCGTATTCTTCATCTTCCTTAGCGTATGTATAACACGCCGTCATTCCCTCAGTTACGAAAACAAATAATGCATGTAACCAGAGAAGAGGTGCGTCATTGTGCTTAAAGATAAGTGAAGCAATCTTATTACCTGCCTTAGCTGTACTAACATCCAAGGGGTTATCCGCGTCATCAGGATAACAAGTAATAGGAGGAACAGTAACGCTGAGAGCAGCGATAATAGATTCAAGATATGCGCGATAGACGTTGACAGGTTTATCGTAATTCCCTTGATCTCCATCTCCACCAGATCTCTCTGATTCTGGTGTGCGCCAGTCATGCGCCACCTCCGAGTAATACGTGTGTTGGATGTTCTCCCACATTAACTTCAGTCTACGCCATTGGCGTATCTGACGATCACGCACACCTCTATCCTCATCGTCACAATGATCAACGATAAGTTTGAGGAGTCTTTTAGTTTCGTCTGATAATTCTTTAGCCATTATGCATACTGACGTTGAAGTCTCTGCATCATGCCGCCGCTACGACGCGCATCCATCTTACCTTGATTGATGGAATTAGCTAAGTTTGGATTATTCTGATCCGGTCCAAAATTCCGACCGAATTTACTTCTGTATGGTTCATTATCAGATGGCATCATTCCGGGTCGTGGAATAGCTGATGGGCCTAATCCACCCTGCATATCACCACCACCCTGCATCTGAGGTTGCATCTGAGGTTGACTCTGCATTTGAGGTATTCTACCCATTGCAGTATTGATGCTACCCATGACGTTTGATGGAGTCTGACCACCCTTACTGAATACGCCCGTCGGTGCGTGTGGTCCAGTCTTACTAAATGCGCCCATATCAGATGCCATTCCAGCACCCTCACTGGCTCCACCTAAAATTCTGTCGAAATTAGATGGTGCGAGTCCTTTAGCTGCATTCTTCTGCGCGTCATGTTGATTCCACGCACTTAATGCCTTGTTAGTGGCTCCTGTAGCCATCAGACTAGCTCCACCTGTAAAAGGTGCAGCCACGTAAGGAGCCGCAGCTAATCCGATTTTTCCGAGTTTTGACCAGAAGCCCATAATCTTACCTTCCTGTAACTAAGATGGAGAGTAACCTTGATTTTGTAACCTAGCATTATTATTGCCGAATTGCATTGATGGTCCGAGTCCACCTCGTGTATTACGTGACATTCTATTCCGTTGCATTCCACTATAGTTACGTTCATTCTGAATATTATTCTCAGGTTCCTGTGGCTGATCCTGATTCATCATCTGATTCATGCCATTAGGTGATGGTTGCATTGGACTTGATTGCTCATATCCTCCACCACCAACTTGAGTCCAACCCGGTGTAATCTTTCCACCAGTAGCCTTGGCTCCGCCTCTACCAATCTGAAGATCCAATACATCTCCAGAGGGAGTACGCCACACGCCCGCCTTCTCACCTAATTGCTGCGCACCATGAGATGATAACCACTTATCTGCATCTTCTGGTGACATCTGACCTGCACCCATCCACGCATCACGCCACTGTTCACGATTCATCTGTGGCTGTGGCTGTTGTTGCTGTTGGACTACTTCAGGTGATGGGCCAATTCCTCCATCTTGTTGATTAGGATCCTCACCATTACGAATCCTACGCCGATACTCTTCAGTGTCGGCACTGTATCCACCTGTAGGCATAATACTCATCTTACTTCCTCCGTGGCAGGAGTAATGCCCATTTCTTTCTCTAATGCAGTAATCTCTTTCTGACGATCCTTCATTATTTGTGCAGCCTTGCGATCTTCAGCTTCTAACATCTGCTGTTTCACGCGCCAAGGAATGAATGGTGGAACTACTGGTTTCATTTCCTCGTCTACAGGAGCGATAAGTGGTTCAGGCTTATCCTTGTCCAAGAGACGCTGGAGTAATTCCTTACGCTCAACGTCGCTTTTATGCAACTGTTCACGTAAGACCTCACAGGTTTCACATGGCACATCAGATAGCCCGAACCACTTATAAAATAATTGTCTAAGCATGATTAGTGCCTATATCGAGCAACTGGGCGAATCTCTTCATCGTCTACTTCTAGTTTGTGCATATTGCGGTAATATGCAGTCCAGTCATTGCTTGTAGATAGTTGTTCAAGTAAATGTTCTTGTTTTTGTACTTGCTTAAATTCAGCACTAGCATCCTCGAAGAACCCTTCCGCAGCGTCAACAAGATATCTGAGTCCATCGATTGGATCATCACCCTCAAATTCAGCGATGTCTTCTGACGGCTTATTACCCTTAGGCTTATCATATGAACAAGCCTTAATTGCTTCGACCAAGATTGGGCAGGCATCTTTGAATATCTGAAGTTTAGGAAGATTAGTTTCAGGTTCTATTGGATTGAATGAATTCAAGTATGAGTTGTATTCCTTCATTCCTCTATTCCGAAGAATCCACATCGCATAGTCTTCATTGTATGGTGGAATTTCTTCTTCGTTAACCTGCTTAGGTTTCCAACGAAGATATTCGTGAATTAGAATTTTACCGGCAACACGCGAGCCGGGCGAGTTATTCGAGAGTTCGATTTCACAGTCGAGTTCTGCTGAGATCTGCTGTTGAATCGTATGCTCTTGTCCACGATCTTGCCCGGCACTTTTACAGAATCTAATAAGTCTTGGATTTTCCTTATCAATGTATAATTTAACATGGGGTGCCCATTCTGCGATCTTAGTTTTGACCCAAGTTTGTTCACGATAGATATACACGCGCTTCGATGGCGATATCGCCGCATAGCCTATCCATGTCATGGCTGCGAAGCCCCAATCGCCGATAACTATACGCGGCCACCATGCGGGAATTTCAAAAGGATCGATGACATGAATAGCGTTTCCAGATTCGTCTTCGTATTTTCTGTCTCTGAATTCGTCGAAGACTTGTCCTTGATAGGCATCCCAATCACCCGACAGTTTGGCTTTTCGTTCGGCATCGATTGTGATTCCCTGTAACGATTGCTTGTAGGTTGGATCGATGTACTTATTATCTTCAAGTGTGGAGTGAATATATATCCTTTTATTCCCTCCCCTGCCATGAATTATAACTCCACCTTTTGGATACGGTTTGATGAAGCGTTTATATACCCAAGTATGACCAATTCCTCCGGGCATCCCCGCAGCACGTATGATAGCGGGCAATTCTGGCACGGGGGATCTAACACGCTGGAATCCGATGTACAAATATATCCATTCGGTGATAGAAGTAATTTCATCTGGAGTATACAGATTGATCTGCATAGAGTCATATTTATGCACATCGTCTTCATTCTCACAATGACCTAAGAAGATCATTGCTCCTTCATTGGCTCCACCTGTACCGCCATACTGATCTGGACGCGGGAATGTCCAGCACATTTCTGTCTTATTGAGGGTAGCACCAAACTTTCTATAAAGTTCACGAGATCTTGGGATAATCTCGTTTCGCAACTCAGGAAAAGTACGTCGCATGAAGACTTGTTTGAAGAATGGATTTTCATGCCACCTGTGTACAATTCCATAGAGCAATAATACGTCTGATTTACCTGAGCCTGCTCCCCCTCCATATACAGCCTCTTTTATAGAAGTGGGAACCGAGAGGAATATCTCCTGCTTCGGTTCCGGCTTCCACTCATTAGGATTTCTAATGAAACGAGGTTCAGTCACTTGTGTCTAAAGCCGCGCAGATACCTGTTCAAACTTACAGGTGGAAGTGCAGGATAGTACCACAAGTCCGGATTAGGTGGTTCTACGTAGTTGAATACAACCTTGGCATTAGGACTAGCAGAGTCCTGAATGATGTCATAGATCCCCGGAGCAGTTGATCCTGATGGAACTACGAGCATGATTGCATCGACTGCGTGTCCGTTGAATTGATTCTGTCCGGGGTTCTTCTTGATATGACCCCAAGCAGGATGCATCATCGTATGCAATGCTTCACACGCATCTTCAATAAATAATCCACATCCTGCACCTGATGCAAGATTAGGATTCGTTGAATTGAAGACATAGTTGATGATATCTAATGGATTCGCATATGGATCCGGTCCCTCTTCTCCTGGTTCTGTTGGAGGAGGTTCTACTGGTGGCGCAGCCACCTCAGTGAGTGTGTAATCATCAACTTGTAACCGTGCAGTATTGCCATCGATTACAAGGAATCCCCTCACGCGTAATGTATTGAATCCGTTAGCTTCTAACAGTAACTCAGCACCATGACCTGATGGATGTCCTGAGATGATATTGATGACTTGACCTTGACGACCATTAGGATCAGTAGCCTGTTGACCCTGACCAGTGAATCCATCATCAGTCTTCAGTGTGCAACGTGAACTGAGTGGATTGGGATAGAACATGAATTGACTCATTATTCTACCCTCTTTTCAACTTCGGAGTTCGGATCATTAAACACAACTGCCTTAATTGCCCACATAGCCGTTGTTTCATTCTGTGTGATAGCAACTGATTGATGTCTACTAGGGGGACAGATTTCTCTGATGAGTCTCTCACCTTCTGAGAAATGTTCCCTGAGTTTGTTGATCTTTTCCAATCCTTCTGACGATGGCTTATGGTACGCATACGGTTTGTCGATGGGCACTTTGTCCCTCCTTCTGACTGATTGGACACGCATTAAGGAGCGCGTGTCTACTCCTTCTTTCTGTGAGCGTAGCGAACTAGTCTCTAGTCAAAATGATAGTTGGAGTTCCTGTAGTTGCTCTAATGAATGAGCCAACAAGTGTAGCAATTCCAGCAGTGAATGTTACTGCGGCTTTAACTGCAAACGTAATATCGTTAGATTGTTCCATAGTTGGTGCTGCATCAGAGCAAAACCCCGTAGCCTTAACTACTGTAGGTAATGCATACACCTGATTAGTCACCATAGTGACTGGAAGTCCAAATGGAATTAATTGAGTAGGCATTACTTCTTCTCCTCTTTCGGAGAGAGAATCTTTTCTTCTTTCTTCAGTTCCTTCTGCTCATATTCATGCCGCTCGTGTTCTCTCTGTCCCTTAATTCCACGATTCGGATCTGTAGTCGGAGGAGTATTCCCGAAGTTACTCTGAGCAGCCGCAGCAGTGAAGGAGAAAGTAAGAGGATCAGATAGTACCCCATCAGGATTCAATACTGTTACAGGAACTTCTGCCTCTGCTGTCCACAGTGGCATATTGACACCAGTTGTTAACTCAGTCGGGGAAACAACAGTAGTAGGTTCTTCAATCCCATTAAACATAATCACTGAACCAGCTACGAAGCCTGATCCCATGACATGAATGTCAAATGTTGGACTTCCGATGACTACTGTATTGGGTGAGAGTGAGGAAACAATTGGCGGAATGGCTGGACCAGATGTTAAGACACGATAGATTGCATCATACATCTTGGCTGCGAATCGACTATCTGAGGCTCCTATGTCAAGGATCTCTCTGATGTGATTCTGTTGTTCTGCACTTACGACGAGAGATTCCGACTCAAGAAGAGTTGGATTGAATGTCTCACGTCTCAATACTGATGGCATCTATTCGTCCCTTCATTCTTGTACTGTGATGTGATCGAATGACCGCTCATCTCTGAATTGAGGAGCGAAGATTACAAACTGGGGCTGATTAGTGGTAACTGGGGAATCAGAGGAGGAAGGAGGGTCAAGATTACGAATGATGACTGACATATCTTTTGCTATGCCAGATAATTCCTTTGCATCAGTGTAATCTAACTTCTCTTGTGTGATTGCACCTAATGCCGCGTCAAGGACTTTACCAGCTTTCTTTGATGCACGCGCCCTTGATTTCTGGATATGATTTATAATCGATGACTTAGGTTCGTGATATGAGGCAGTAGAAGTAGCTCCTTGAGCGTAGGCAGAGACAGAAGAGTCAGAAAGACCGAACATCCGAGCGATACCAAGAGCAGACTGACGACCATTGATGACAGCATCTTCACCAATGATTTGTCTGAGTGCATCTGGTACATTCGTATCACCTTCCTTACGACCCTTCTGATCCATCTCCACTATCTCTGGTGTAGTGGGATGAGACTCTTTCTTAACACCAGATAATCGAGATAATTCATTCTCGAAATCGGAATCTGACACTAATCCTACAGGCATAATATCCTATTTAGTAAATCTAATCTGAGCGTAGCGAAGATATAGTGATGAGTTGAAGCTAAACCGAGCGGAGCGAGGGGGCCATTATACGCTACCATGCCGCCTTTGTCAACTCGACCGTGCCGTAAGTCGTTTGTTTCCAGTGATTTGGGGGTTGTAATCTTGCTGACAATTTCTGGCTACGGTTGGGCTGTATCATCGTATGGGTGATACTATGTATGAGACTCTTTTATCTTATGTATGAGACTCTATTTCATTTACTTAATCCGACATGTTATTTCACTGCCTAGCCCTTGTGCCAGTCTGTGCGCGCATCTGTGCATGGGTATACCCCATACGTCTGTACCTCGGTTGCAAAGAACGCAAAAAATATTTCTGTGCATAAAAAAAGGGCTACCCTTTTGGAGTAGCCCATAAGTCGAGTCGATACTACTTCTCGTCGGCCTCGTGCTGAATCACCTTGTATGAAACTTCGGTAATCTCAGTATCGCCGTCAATGATGCGTTTTGCCTGAACCAGTGTCGAAGCATACGAGAATGCCTCATACAGTGGCCCTTCAAAACGCGCATCCAGAGCCTTATCCAGCTCGCGTCTAACACCGTCGAAGAGTGGATTCTGATATTTCATCATCGTGCATCCACTACAACGTAGTTGGAGCCGGTCAGCCGAACTGCTTTCAATTCGGCCTGGGCTACTGAATCGGCCCAGATGAAGAGAGTGCATGTCGGCGTTTCGCTGAACGCATCGACATACACCAGAACCTTGAAGTTGAACACGCATTCACCCGTTTAGTTTGAATCAGTTGATAAAGAGGCCGAGCGGATATCAAGTCCGCCCGGCCTAGAATCTAGAAGGAACTACTCTGCGTCTTCCTCGTCTGCCCACTCAATGCCGAGAACCTGCGATGCAATCGCCCGAGCCTCTGCTTCGGTTTTCTTGCCGTCGGCAAGCAGAACCTTGAGCATCGACTTGAGTCGAAGTTGCTCGTCATTCTCCAAGTCCGGCTTCTGCACGTTCGCCTCATCAAGCGCGTTGTTGGCAGCTTTCGCCCGAGCCGCGTTCTTGATGAGCGTATTACGCCAAGCGACGATATCCTCGTCAGAAGGAAATCCTTCTGCCTGAATCATCTCTTCCTTGGTTTCATACTGATTGTAGTCGCCCGAGTATTTCAGCGACTTGAACGGAACAGGACTGCCGTCTTTCAGCTTCAGCTTGGTAAGCTTAACACCATGGGCATTCTTCATCGTTCCTTCGAACTTCACGTTCTTCATACTACCTCTATTCAGTTGTCAAAGGCCGAGCCGGGATTGGCCCGGACTAGTCGGCGCGAGGCAGGCTCGTCGCCGCGTCGCTCGTCATCAGCGACGCCTACGATTTTACAGGCCGACCCTAAACGAGTCAAGCGAATTCGACACAATCCGTCGATTTATTTTGACGTCAAAATCCCGTCAGCCTCTAGGCTCGCTCCGGCGACGATGCATATCGGCTTAGGCTCTAATGTTCCACGTGGAACATACGGACTATGGTAGAGGTAGGCCCAGCCCGGCCCATAGCTGTGCGCCTATCCCTGTACGCAGCTGTGCGCCCTCCTTCTATGCAGATTGATAGGAACAGTCGCAAAGAACGCGAAAATTTTAGCTGTGCGCTCTAAAATAAATGTTGCCACGGGGCCGATGCATGATACTCTGGTGTCACCTCGCAATGACGCGAGCCGATTGGAGCCTTTGTGAAAACTGAATCTTTCGACTCGACTGCCTCGACCGCGTATGGCACGAAACTGCCCACGGCCATGAAGTTCAATGTGACCGTCACATACTACGAATCATACGCGGAAATGGTCGCAGCGAATGATACGCTCAGTGAGAAAGAACAGCTCGACTCACGCAATGCAGAGCGCAAAGCAGCAGCCACAGCACGCGCGCGTAACTCTGCCTTTGATGCGGCTGGTATCATCAAGCCAACAATCGAGAACGATGAGCAGCTCCGCATCCGTGAGATGATCAAAGTCATCATGGCAGCCAAGAAGACATTTGAGGAGGCAAAAGCCACTGCTGAAGTAGTCCTCGGAATTACCTACATCGCATAGTCCGACTCGATACCCGGTCTGCTAATACAGGGACCGGGTATTTTTTTGTCTTCTCATCCCTCCTATCGGGTCCATAGAATCATCCTCGCTTCGCTCGGTAGGATTAGCTGTGCGCCTATGATATCGTAAGAGGTCGGGTAACTGTCCTCTTTTGATCCCATCCCCCTCCCTCTCTCCCCACTCAATACGGCTCATACGGGAGGTTGGGGTGCTTGAGGTTGGGTTTTATAGTATTATATTCTCTTTTTTTTATTTTTTTTTTTTTACATATCATAATCTAATCCTACAACCCAACCTCGACCTTTGACATCGCCTTACGACCGTGTTATCATGGGGGACAGGGGGAGAGGGTCGCCCTCATAAGCGGACACTATTACGATCCATCATAGGAGGCATCGAATGGCTAAGAGGACGAAACATACACACAAGTACATTCATCAACAACTCAGCAAATTCAACACAGGATGGAGATGCGCACTCGACTACTGCGAACACTTCCTACCACGTAATGTGGAGGATACAATCGTGGGTCGTATGTCGGTGTGTTGGGGGTGCGGTGAAGATTTCAAATTGGATGAAGACTCAGTGAAAGAGGAGATGCCGAAATGTCTTACATGTAGAGTACCGGAAGTAGACGCACTCGCAGACATCGATATCAGAGTACGCATTGCTAGATCACGTGGGATTGAACTATCAGACGTAACCCAGGAAGAAATCAATCGAGTCAAACTAATCACGGGAGAATGATATTCTAGGAGTATATTGCCGGGACGGGTCGGGCCGGGGCCATTCCAGCTCGACCATCCCCCCGTAACCCGCGTCGATAAAGGGTTTAACGGGACACTTGACAACCGTGCTAGAATGGACGGGTGCCTACGGTCTGCCTATCTAAGCCTAGCGTCTAATCCTAGATTCTAGTCTATCCATCATCAGACCCGGCCAGCGTTACCGAAAGGACGCCCAATGAAACGATTCTTCTGCAATACCTGTAAGCGAGTTATACGCGTTCGGCGTATTCCCACCTCAGTTACTAATCCATTCGCCGACAATCCATACGAGCGTATCGGCGACTGCACATGGCATACAGCTGGTCGTGTGCATCGTACTGCCAAACCGACTATTCAGAAGTCAGCTCCAGTTCAGACTCAGAAGAGGAGCCGATAATGTTGGTGAATAAGGCCAAAGGTAAGATTGGCGATTGTGAGACTTGTGATCGCACCAATCTTCAGATTACACTTGAAGCTCATAACATGTGGATGTGTGAGTTCTGTGTAGCAGAGGAAACAGCTGCAATCACACGCGCGGGCGAAGTCAACGTCTTGTTAGAAGAGTCGAAGAAAATCGACTATTCGATTCAAATCAAGCCAGACGTATTCAATGCGAAGACGACTCCTGCGATTGAACTTCAGGCGTCTATTCAGCAGGATGAGAACATCAAAGAAGAGGATAAACTCTACACATTCGCTAAGGCGATGCAGGAGCGAGCGGATATCCTCAGAAAAGCGATATTTGATGATCGTGCTGCTCTTCTCGAAAAAGAGAACGAATATCGTATGTGGCAGTCACAGATTCAATCTGCCGCAGGGATGATTCGTGATAAACGTCGGGAAGAATTCAAGGCTTCCGATATTTCCTATCAGCCACAGGCTCCGTCTAAGCCGAAATCTCAGACTCCAAAGGCACCGTCTGCATCATCCTTCAAACGTAATGAATTGAAGGACGCGTGTGCCAAGTATGGCGTGGACCCTGTGGCAGTCAGAGTAATCATGCTTCAGAAGAATATGACGGCAGAGAATGCTGCTAAGTTCTTCGCTGAAGTCACCAAAAAGTAATCCCAGTAAATCGCTACCGAAAGGACGATTTAGTGATGACTAGGCAACAGGCATCGCAAGATTTACGAGACTTGCTGAATCAGCATGGTCTCAAAGATTGGGGAGTCCGATTGAATCAGAATGCTGATAGTCGATTCCTTGGTCTGTGTTCGTACAAGGATAAATGCATTATCCTGTCGGCTCACCACGTTGATATCCATCCTGATCCTGACGTTAGGAATACTAACCGTCATGAAGTTGCACACGCACTCACACCCGGACATGGGCATGATGAAGTGTGGGCTGCTAAGGCTAAGGAATTGGGCTGTGATAACACGGCACCATGTTCTAACCTGTCACTGTCACCTGAGATTATTGATGCTATTCGCTCAGGTGCGACGGTAGAAGTCACATTCGATGAGCAGGTAATACGCACACCAAAGTATCAGATTACACGGCTTCAGGACAAATGTGAGTTCTGTGGCAAGGTAGCCGTGATGAAATCTGAGAAGACTATTCCTTCCTCGAAAGATGATCAGCCAGACCTGAAATTCATCACACTGGAATGTGGTCATCTCCTCGTAAAGAAAATCCCCAAAGGCACACCATTCCACACATTCCAGATGGGCGGAGATCCTAACTGCCCGCATGAGTGGGATAAAAACAAGTGTAGCAAGTGTGGTCGATTCCGCCCATACGAATTCCAAATCGAAGGAATGAAGTTCCTCGAAGCAGCATTATCCGTAGGCAAGGGTGGTGCTGTTCTCGATGAGATGGGATTGGGGAAGACCATTCAGGCAGGTGGAATCATCAAATTCCATCCTGAATTGTGGCCGACTCTCTGGATTGTGAAGAGCGGACTGAAATATCAGTTTGCTGTATTCCTGATTCAGTGGCTCGGTGACATGCACGTTCCTCAAATCATTGAAAAG